TTTGATGATTACCTCATTGCTATTCCTCTACCAGGCAATTATATGGATGATGAGGATTATGTAGAGATCCATATGAACGATCTTTCAGAGTATGAGCGTAAGATTTTTGACTTTTTAACTGACATGTCTAAGGAGACCACAGATGCCTAATTGGTGCAATAACACACTGGAACTGCTTCACGAAGACCCTGCCATGCTTGAGCGGGCCCGGGTTGCCTTCAAGGAAGGTCGCCTGTGCAACGAGTTTGTGCCGGTGCCTGAAAGCCTGCATATCGTGGCTGGCCGCGCTGGCGCTGATGGTGAACCCAGTCAGGTTTTGCTGGAGCAACAGGAAGAGGCCAACTTGGCCCAATATGGCTATGCCAACTGGTATGACTACTGTGTGAACGAATGGGGAACCAAGTGGGATGTGGGCGGGGATGATCTAGGCCCTGCACAGGACATTCCGGGTGGCTTGATCATGGCGTTTGACAGTGCCTGGGCGCCTCCTATACAGTTCTATGAGAAACTGCTGGATCTAGGCTTCTCCGTTCGTGCCAGTTACTACGAGCCCGGTATGTGCTTTGCAGGCATCTGGGAAGACGGAGCAGATGACTACTACGACTTGAGCGACATGAACAGCGAGCAGGTGCGTGAACAACTGCCCGAACACTTGGACGAAGCCTACGGCATCAGCGAGTGCATGGCTGAATACGAAGCAGAGAACGAAGACGAATATGATGAGACTCCGCATGAGTTTGCCACTCCGGGGTCGTTTACCATTGAAGAAGGGTTGAAGAAAGACGAAGAAGCAGACGAATAATCTGTTGCCGAAATACAACACCAAAGGGGCTTGACAGCCCCTTTCCTTTTGTGTATAATACACACATACACTAACAAAAAGGAGCCGGAAATGTTTAAAGAACTAGATACCAAAGATGCAGGCGGATTTGCATTTGCCGCGGCATGTGATGCCCAGCGCCGTAATACCAACAACAAGAGTCACTACACGGCAGAGCAAATCCGCTCAGCACTCACTGTGAGAGACTTGTTGGATTCAGCGTTTCGTTACGACAAGCTCTACATCAACTATCGCAAACGCTTCATCGCTGTCAAAGCAGAAGGTGCCAGAGCTCGAGATGCACTGGCCAAGCAGGTGTTAGCCCTGTTTGGAGAGCGTGGATACAGTGTTGTTAGTACGCCACAGGGCATGATTGTTCGTATTGACAAAGTGATCAAAGCCTAGTATAATACATACTTACACACACTAAACAGGAGCGGCAAAATGGTTACAGCAGAATTCATCCAAGCAGGCAAAGTGTTCGCAGAGCAAGCCGGACAAGCCATGTACCAACGAGTAGGCGAGCGTGATGCTTGCGGCTTTGGTTGGGTAGAAGTGTATGTGGATCGCACCAACAGCAAGCAGGCCAAAGAGCTACTGAAGGCAGGCTTCCGCAAAGACTACAAACCTAAATGCCTTAGCATGTGGGACCCAGCTGGTGTGCCTACACAGAGCATCTCAGTAAAGGAAGCAGGCGCTGAAGCCTATGCCGCTTACCTACGCAGTCTGGGCTTGACAGCCTATGCAGGCTCGCGCTTGGACTAACTTAACAGGGCTCCGGCCCTGTGCTATAATCTACACACACTAACAAAGGACACACTATGTCACACTATCAATATGTACTCGTAGTTCGCACACAGTCGGGCGCTATGGATGTACGCTATGCTAACGATGCCTACACACGCACTAGGGTGCTACGCAAGCACGGCATAGAGGTTGTGTTCACTCACGATGCAGGACAGCCCGAGCATGTGGAAGAGCTCATGCAACAGACCATGGACGTGGTGGAGCAACAAGAGCTCACACACCTACTGGTGCCTGTGTACGATGAGGCACGCCGGGTAGGCTTCGCTATCTGACGGAGAGGTAGGGAGGGGTGGGGCACCCAGGGTACGGGGGGTGCTACACACAGCGCAAGCATGCTTGCGCTTTTACCGCATGCAAAATTTACCATAAAAATTCCCACCTTAAAAATACTCGACTTAGATTAGAACCTGGCAGATCTAGATCTCGAAACCTGGCATTATTTGCGCGGCAATTTTTCGGCTACGTATAGACCTCGGGCTGGTAAATTCTGGGTCGTGAAATTTTTTTTAGCAATTTTTTTGCCCGCACTATAGACCGCCTGGACAATCTTGGTAAATTGTGGTTCCCGGTTGACATTGTTATTCACAGTATGCTATAGTGTACACACTATGACAGAACCCGATCTATACAACCAAACCGAACTCATTCGCGGCAGACTCTATCGCTACGACCCAGACTTTGACACATGGTATCCAGTGCCCCGTGAATCTGAAACTAGAGTATCACAGTGGCTGTGGGTGGCTGTGTCAGTGCTATTAGCACTAGCTGTATATGTTCTGGAACGATCACTATGACCATTCCGCAAGTCACTCTAGCAACCGCTGTATGGCTCATTCTCGTAGCTGTAGTCTACGCTAGATGTCATTGGTCACGCATTAAGGAGTGCTACGCCATGTGGTTTCAGCGCAGTTACTGGACTGACTACAATGTGATTGAAGCACTAAGCTGGTCGACCAAAGCTGTGATCATTGTGCCCGGACTAGTGTTTGGCATACAGTTATGGTGGCTATACTGGTTTACACTAGCTACTAGCTTATCGCTTATATGGGCAAGTAACCGCAAACTGTTACCCACTCTAGTAGGCTTTAACACACTGTGGGCTTGGATTAGCTGTATGGTACTAGCACAACACTTGTTATAATATACGCGGTTAAAGGTCTGACGAAATTTTTGCTTTATGACCGCTTCGCGCTTCGCGCTTCTACGGCCTGGGCCCTAGCAACCCCAACTCACGATAGGTTTTTGGCCACTGGCTCCAGTTGTCCCTAATGGTCATGTATGTGTACTGAATGTTGTTTACGTGGGTGGTTCTTGATTGGACTGGCTGTGTGAGGTCTTGGGTGCGTATCCAGGTATCATACAAGCCTCTGCTTTCGGCCGGGTGTTCTTGATACACCAGTTCTTGCTCGGGTGGTAAATGCTGTTGGAATCCACTTAGTGCTGGCAATATTAAACCTGTCCAAAACTGTGGACCTAGCGTGGGGAAATAGTGTACTCCGTCAGTTTCTGTATAGTTCACAGTTTCAAACGTGGTCCGATCCACATAGTCGTAGAAAGCAGTGGCATAGGCTATTCTGTCTGTTGATCTCTCGATCATGGCATGATTGTAGGCATCTATCAGTCTATTACGAGTGGTAGTTGGGCCCACGAAAGGCCAATCCGGGTTATATGTGGTTCGATCAGTAGCCGGAGGTGGTCCCCATATGACCACACGCTCTAGACCCAGACGATCGGCCAGATCCTCCACTGCTTGATACAGTTCTCCTGCTCTGGCTGCGATGTAGTCAGCTATGGGTTCGTCGGCTTGTCTGGGCATGTGACGCCACCAGTGTCCGCGTATGTCTATTTCGCCTGCACACACAACCAGGTGTGTGGCATGTTGCTGGGCCAGCCAAGGAGTCATTTCTTGCCATATGCCCGGGAATCCGGTACAAAATCTTTCGGCTGTGAATGCATCACTGTAGGTGGTCCAGCGTGGTGCCAGATCCTGGAATATGCCGCCGTGGCTGTCGCCTATGGTCACTATGCGTGTCATTGTCCCAACTCCAACAGTTTGCGTAGATCAGCAGGTATGGTTCTGGGCCTTATGGCGCCCTGCTGTCTTAGTCGATTTACCAAAATTGTGTTCGACATGGCTCCGCGACTGATTTCTTCTGCATGCGAGACCTCGCGCTGGTACTGCTGGCGAACACCGTCGAGATTGGCCAGCGTTTCCTGTTTGATGGCCTGATCCAACCAGCCGTACTCGATCATGGGATATATGCTGACACCGTAGCCGGCCGCACCCTTTAGTGCCCAATCATCATGCACGGGCCATCGGCGCTGGCAGATTTCCTGCATGGTGGCCGCTGTGGGCAACAGTGGCACTGCCTGCTGATGGCGCCAGAATTCGGTATCTGATCTGCCGCTGTGATAGTGTATCTGTATAAGATTGGCAAAATCATCAAACACGCGAGTGATTTCCCTGTTTAGATTTTTGGTTTCCAGCGGGCCGGCCAAGCCCTCAGGGCGTAGCCAATACTCCACCATCTTTTGTATCTGTATCAAGGTGCCGTGTAGGTTGGTGGCCTGCAAGGGTTCTAAAAAGCAACCGGCAAGCCCTATAGTGACCACGTTGTGGCAAAAGGTATGTTCTACTCGTCCTGGTTCAAATTTGATGACTTTGATAGGATCAATCGGGTGCCCTAGTACTGTTTCTATTTCTGCCTGTGCTTGATCAGCAGTGATAAAATTGCTGTCAAACACATAGCCGCATCCTCTACGTGCCTGCACGGGTATGCGCCACATCCAGCCGGATGACAATGCATGGGCTTCGGTCAAGGCGTCTATTTTAGGCAAATGCGGCAAATGGAACGGCATGGCACGATCGCAACTGAGACTGTCGCTGAAACTGTGCCAACCTGCTCCTACTTCTTGTCCTAGGCATCTAGCAAAACCAGTGGCATCAACAAACACGTCTGCTTCAACGGTCTGGTCGTTGGCCAGATGTATCAACGCAACACTGCCGTCTTCTCTGCGTTTACAATGAGTGTATTCACTGTCAATTACCTCAGCTCCTTGGGCAACACTGATACGTCTGAAATATGCTCCTACTAGATGTCCATCAAAATGATATCCGTGTATGGGTAACACTTCTCCACCATCGTGTCTAAAACTGGTCAGTCCGCGATCGGCCAGTTGTCCGCATTGGGTAGTTAGGTGTACTTGATCTTTTTCGTGATATCTACAGTGATATATCAGTGTAGTATCTACTGGTGAAAGTGATGTATGTGTATTGTCCAAGGGTGCTATAAAGCTGGTGCCGTCACCGCGCCAATTGTGGAACCTGTTGCCCAGTTTTTGTGTAGCACCGGTATTGATTAAAAAATCTTCTTCGGACAGTCCTAGCACCTTGCTCATTATGTCAGCAAATAGCCCTGTGGTTCCTTCACCGGTGCCAATGATACCTATACGACTGCTTTCTACTACAATAATTTCGTGTTCGGGTTGACGCTTCTGGATACATAGTGCGGCCATCCATCCGGCGGTGCCTCCGCCCAAGATACATATTTTCATACGGTATTTAATTTCATTTTTCAATTAACATAGCATTTTTTGATGCTGTAGATAAGTACAGATATAACTCCCGGGAATTTTATGTTACACGTAATCACACGCACTACCGATCCATTGATTAGATTGATCAAAGACGATCCTGTACGACCGGATATTCCTGCAGAGTTTAGAGTGGGTGATACTACGGAAATCTTTGTCATGCTCAATGACGAAACCAACGAGCCCATGGCGGCCGTTTGTGTGGCCTATAGAGACAGTATTCCAGCCGATGTTTATGAACTAGCACGTGATCCTATTGATCCTGGTACTGCTGTATTCTACACCATATGGAGTTATCAACCCGGAGCAGGACGCAAACTGATTTTATCTGCACGTGGCTGGATTGAAGTCAACCGCCCTTACATCAACGAGTTTGTTACACTAAGCCCGCCAACCGAAATGGCCAGACTGTTCCATCTAAAAAACGGTGCTGAAATTTTCCGCGTTAACCCTGAATCGGTGAACTATCTGTATCCTTGACTGCATCAAACACCTGCTGTAGCTGGTGCAGTGCCCATCCGTAGTCCTTGGTAACTTGAACAGCTATCCCGCCAGCTTGGGCCCATTCTTGACAGTTGCTGGTACGATCATCCACTAGAATATCACCTGGCTTGCAGTGAACATGCTTGTCGTGGCTGTAAGGGCCAAAATGCACACGTATTTCTGGCCAGCGTTCGGCCATCCAATCGATCTTGTCATGGAATACTTCATGCATGTCGTTCTTGTGAGGAATAGCTGTGAGCATGTACAGGTTCCATCCCAGTTCATCTCTAAATCTACGGGCTAGAGCCATCAGTTCCTGTGCTCTGGGCATTTCTGGCAAATGCCTATAAAAATGATCCAGACTGCGAATCTTTTCCCATTCTTCGTCGGGCCATAAGCTGTTGATATCTTTTTGTTTTTGAATATGTTGTTCAGCCGCAGTTTCCCAATCAGCTACTACGCCGTCCATGTCTATATAAATTGTTGGCATTTTTATCCTATGCTGAGTTCTTGATCGTGTAAGCGGTCTAGCAATCTAGTCAAACCTCTAAGGGTATTGTCATTACGCAGGCTTTTGTAAACCAGGTTAGGAACACCAAATTCTCCAGATTGTTGTAGACCCATTTTTCTATACTTACGCAACAATTTTAGCACATTTTGCAAGCTGTGTCTATCAGCAGTTTGAATAGCATGCTGAATTATCTTATGCCATACACCGGCCATGCGTTCAATCTCTTCTCGATCGATATCAGCAACTTCTTTTTTGGGCTCACGTATCCATTGATTATCGAGCAAACTATAACTGCTACTGACCGCTGGATGATCTTGATCTTCCACATAGAGTTCTACAGGTATTCCATGTATCTTGACATCGTATTGTTCTTTGTACAACAGGCGTTTGCTATCGAACAATTCGGCAGCTTCTCTATCGCATTGTACACTACCAAAGTCAGCTATTAGGTGTAGATCTAAATCGCTGTGATCAGTATAGGTGTAGTTGGCATTGCCGCCGGCAACTTGTACATCTACAACTTTAAACGGAACTCCGATATAATCTTTAAAATCTTGTGCAATACGCAACAGGGCTTTTTTAACGTCAGGACGTAGCTGATTATTAGTCCATAACTTTGGATTAAGGGTAGGGTGTAGTTCTATGGGATCTGCGAATTCGTTTGCTATCATGGTACTGTTATTTATTGGTTAAATACTCGTATATGAAAAACTACCAAGGACATTTGATTGCCGCTAACCCGGCTAACCCTAAAGATGGATCTGAAAATGCAGTTGTGCTGATAATAGCCAACAACAATGATACCACGGTGGGTTTACAAATTAATCAACTCATGGACAGCCCTGCGTTGGGTCAAATATGCCAGAACATAGGCATAGACTACGACGGTACAGAACCTTTATTTTGGGGCGGGCAGATTAGCCAAAACAAAATACACGTGGTACATAGCCTAGACTGGCAAGGACTTAGCACAACCAAGATCAACGATGAACTAGGAGTTACTAACGATATTAGCGTGTTAGCCGCTATCAGCCGTAACGAAGGCCCTGAGTTTTATCGTTGCTGTGTCGGTTATTGGATTTGGGAACACGGAAGATTTGAACAACAAATTGATCCAAAAAATTACCCTAGCAAAGAGGTACATCGTTGGGAAGTAATACCTGCTACACTAGAAAACGTATTTTCAACTATTGATCAAGATCAGTGGAGGTCCGTTTTAAACGAAAGCGTTAAAATGCAGACCTCTGTTTGGTTTTAATCTTTTTCCGGGTTCAAATTACTCAGCATATTGCGTATCGCAGGCGCTGAACTTTTATTTTTAAACTGTTTAATATTCACACCCTGCGTTGGGTCAACATCACGTATTTCACCAGTTTCTGGATCTGTAGTAGTTGATACAGTACTGGTACGTTTTAATCCTGCATATATGTTACTGGTATTGCTGGATTGATTATTTCCACCACCCTGACTAAAACTACGGTTATCTTCTTCTTCGCCTAGGTCATTAATCTTCAGCGTATCTACGTTAAATTCCAAGTCTACTTTCTGTCCAACACCGCTACTACTACGTGTTTTCATAAACTGTATTTGATAGCGTCCACGTTCCTTCATGGCACGACTTGTAAAGATACCAATCACGTTATCTGCTGTTTGGATCTTGCTTAAACCGCCCGAAATATGGCTATGATCAAACTCAATTTCTTCAACCGCACTACGATTTAACTGTGCCGCAGTAACCACTACGCACTGGGTTTCCATGGCCAAATTACGCAGTTCTTCTGATACATATTTGTCTTTAACAAACAGATCGCTCGGACTTACCTTGACCGATAGAGGCATCATAAGGTCTAAGTAGTCCACTAATAAAACGTCAGGTTTTAGGCCTGTTTTGACCTGATATTCCTTCAAATACGACCTCAAATCGTTACAATTCTTGCCAGAAGGCATGTATTTTATCTGGATTCCGCCAGCCTTCTTCCCTATCATTTTAACCTTCATTTCTACATTATCTAGGTCTTTGAAAATGTCTCTAGTAGTTACTCCAGTTACCATACTATCAATACGCATACCCACTAGTTCTTCGCTAAGTTCGAATGTAAAGTACAATACATTCAATCCTGCCTGAGCAAAGTTTACACCCTGGTTTGCTAAGAATAACGATTTACCACCACCTGATCCTGCACACCAAATATTCAATTCTCCACGCTTGAATCCGCCATATAGCTTTCTATCAACACTGGGCCATCCTGTACTAATCTGCCCGTTGTTATCTTTAAGCTTCATTAAACGAGCACGGGGATCATCCCAATAGTCTGTGCCCATATCCTTGTTCAAACTGATCTGGATGGCATCCTTGATTAATTTTTCTACAGGACCGTAGTCACCTGCTTCTAACAAATCGCTAGATTCGATAATGGCTCGCTCTAATCCTTTATGTCTACTAAACTGTTCAAACTCGTTCATTAGCCATTCGTAGTTTTCTCTAGGCAGTTGTGCTGGATTAAAGTTACTACGTGTAGATGCGTTGACAATATTTGCCTCTGGCATTACCTTATACTCATCTACATATCGGGTAATAAATTCTGCAGAGTCCTGCAATTTTTGATCAAAGTTTAATGGATCAAAAATGTTTTGACATCTAATAAATGTTTCAGCATCTGAAAGAAACATTTCAAGATACAGTTGTTGCATCTCAAAGTTATAGTTGGGTTTTGGAGTTTTATCTTTTTTATTCATCATCTTTTATTGCTTCTAATTTTTTCTTAAGTAAATTTATTTTTATCTCTCCACTGACTCTATAGTGCAAGATTGTGGATAATACATACAGCCGGCCATATCGTTTCACTGCATCTGCGATATCCTTAATGTCATCTTCCCACGGTGGAAGACTAGCACTCCACCCATTGATAATAGCACTCTTAAGCATTTTGGCTCCGGGCTTGTCTTTATCGGGTACAACAATAACCTCTCTGCCTAGTGCATTCAATCGCATCACCTGTGCTTCGTTTGGCTCATTGGTCATAATGCCAGCACCGCCTACTGCAATGGCATCAAACTGTCCTTCAGATACGATAACATATTTTCTGTCCCAACCTTGTGCATCGATATTGAATACGTATCCACTTTGACTATCTGTCAGGTATTTGGGCTTGCCTGGTTTTATTTTTCGACCTGTGTAGCCTACAACTTTTCCATCTTGATAAAATGGAATAATGACTCTGTCACGGAAGCCTGGTGCCGCACTCCAGTGCCACGGATACCAATCCCAGCCTACCTTGCGTTCGTCTACCAAGTATGCGATTACATCTAATAATTCAGTATCTTGAGCGCCTTCAGCAATCCACTGATCAATTGATAAACAATCTTCAGGTAAGGGTTTTTCTACTAATTCTAAATTTATTAGTTTCTTAAGTACAGGTATGCTGTCTTTGGTTTTTAATGCGGCGAGATTAAGTTTGCCAATTTCCGATTCTGGCATACCGATCCATTTAAATAGATCTTTTGAATTTTTACTCAGTAATTTGCCAGGGCTCCACCCTGCGGCAAATCCACAATTAAAGCAGTGATAGACAAATCCGTCGCCGTCTGTTTTAATTCCACCGCGAGCACGATCGTCTCTGCTTTCTCCTCTGTTATGACAGCAAGGGGCATTGAAACTGGTCCAGCCACCGGCTGTTAGTTTCCTTTTTGGGGGTAGGAGGGCTAATAAAGATGCCTGTATCTCGTGCATTGCACTAGTTTAGCATCTATACAGTAACTTGTCAAATGATCCGAAGAAACTAGGGTCGTCGTTGTTTGCGCCGGCAGGTGCTGTGTCTGGAATGTACATTACTCGAACGTAGCTGAATACACCATTAAAATTTACCACATCAATTCCAGTGAATCCATTATAATGACGAGTATCGATTATGCTGTAACGATCAAAACTGTCTGGTGTATTATAAAGCGTTCCTTCTACATATACAGTACCTTTAAAATTGGTCATGTAATATGCCGCGGTATGTAGTGCGTTATTACCATTGTATTCTGGGTAAGCATACAAGTTGCCGCTCTTGTGTTCGTATTTTTGTGTAGCGGCATTGAAACTCTTTTGAAAGCTGGCCACTTCCTGACTAGGTTGTAGAACAGGATGTATATCTTCCGAAATGTACAATGTACCATTCATACCGTAATAGGTATTGCTGTAAGCAGGCAAATAATCACCGTTTGATGGGTTGGCATATTTGATACTGTAGGTGTAACTGGATTTGGTCAGATCCAATGTATCGCTTGCATCTAATACCAATAGTGCCAATCCGCGAGTGCTGGTAGTAACGCCATCGTCAATTACTTGCAAAGGTTTTTCGATAAGCAGTCTCTGATTAACTGCGTCAAACATTGAAAAGGTGTAAGTAAGTGTACTGCTGATACCGATTCGCTTTTGGTCGCTGTTCTTAAACTGAATACGAACTTCGTTTTTAATGCCTTTTTGTATTTTTAGGTCGCGTTGATACATAACTTGATTAACTCCTTGCACAGTGGGATCCAAATCTAATATAACGTCAAGAGCATTCGGATATAAATAAACTGGTAAAATTTGCATATGAGTATTTATTGACAATGACATCACCCACAACGTTCCACGCCAACTATCCTTTCGTCTCCTGTATTAAATCAAATGATATTGAATACGTTGGTATCGTGATCAATTTTGATACCTATGTTGCTAGTATATACGATATATCAATGCTTAAAAGTGATGACGAACGTCGAATATTTTTAGAAATGGGAGAAGTTTGGTGGTGGGAAAGCAATCGTAAAATTCCAATCAATATTTTTCTCAAACAAGAAATGCAATTATTCCGATACGCTATAAAAACATTCAATAGCAAGGATGTTGATCTGGTGTTTGGACCAACTGTTAATCTAAGTGAAATTGCGGAAAAGCGTATTAAACGCAAATCAATACAGCTGGTTAGAGCTGTTAAAAAATCTTAACTATACACTGCATCAAATACAAACACAGTTCTAGTCATATCAACCACATGTTGACCCACTGTATGAAATACCGCAGAATCGTGTAATATCAATTCCCCTTGCATAGGTTGTATACAGTATCTATCCTCGGGTGCATACTCAAAGTGAGACTTTCCTGCTTCACCGTCCCGTACAAAAATTAATTCTGCGCCGTGAGCTGGTACATCAACATACAATATTCCTGTAATATCGACATGCCCATATCCAAGATGATTATGTAGCATACCCGTACAATCTTTGAATATTCTGTTGGCCCAAGATCTAACAAATGTAACACCTGTATGTTCTGTGTTAGCTATCATCTGGTCAGCTATCCATTTCATTAATAAACCAGCACCGGGTAAATGTTCTAACGACAAGTAGGGATGGTCGACAAAAGTTAGTCCGTGGCCGTTTTGCGATCCTCGATTGCTGTTAAATTTTTTAACTTCTGGTAACTTGAATACTTGATCGACGCTGGCAGTTAGTTCTGTATTATTATATAAACTGCTGTCTGCACATTGTATACGGACGATTTTATGTCCAAAGATATCTTCGATTATCATACAAAATCTGCATCAAATACATAAACATTTCTTGGTAGATCACTGTTATGCGATGTTATTGCATGCCATACATCTGGCAGGTGTAGTACTAGTTCGCCCTCAACTGGCGAGATATAATATTTGTCATCTTCGACATAATCCGATGCTCGGGTATCTTCTCTACCGTTATTAATAATTGCTAGATCGGCAGAGTCGGGAGGAACGTCAACATACATTATTCCTACAATGTCCGGACAAAAATTTTCATAACTATAGTCGGTTAATTCTGCAATGTACTGATCAACTTTTATGTGCTGATGACATTTGCCTTGAGCACCTTTAAATAATCTATTGGCCCAGGATCTTTTAAATTTAATATCATTGCCCGGTTTTGTTATCTCAAATATTTGCTTGGCCATTAGCATTTGTTCCTTGACCCATTTATTTAAATTTCCGGAACCAGGAAGATTTGAGAGTGCCAGGTATTCGTGACCTACCGACGTTAGGCCAGCACCTGTTAAAGAATCTTCTTTGAAGCCACGCAGTCTGTTTTTAAAATATGGAAGATTTAACACATGATCAACTGCCTTGGTCAAATCCTCATTTTTATATAGTTCTACATCAGGACATTCTACTCTTACTATTGTATGACCAAAGGCCTGTTCAACTTTCATAATTGTTTTAAGTATTCAATATAATCGCTGTGTTTGTAAGTGGTCGCCGCTGCCGTATTGAGAATCGATATAAGCCGAGCTTCTTGTTGTTCCATGTCAAAATTCTTGTATTTTTCAAGTTGACGGCTTGTTATACTTGAGCTAAAATAATTAATGCCTGCTCCTACCATATGCCAATTATAAACAGTAAAAGGATTCTTAGGAGGAATACCTATCGGGCATGTGGCAATGGTCAAATAATCATAATCATGATCTTGCGGGAGGGACTTTTTGGATATTTCCCCGAACTTTTTAACAAAGGGAGGAGTAACATTATTTTCTGAAAACAGTTTCCAAAATTCGGTATCGTTCCGCTTTGATAGGTAATGAAAATGCAAAAAACTCAAAATATGATCATTTACCTGTTTCATTTCTTTGTTAAATTCAGCAGATGTATTTTTTCGATTTCTAATCATATCGTTGATTCTAAATGCAAAAGAACGTAGTGCAAAAGTCGATACTTGTATTGATGTTGCTTCAAGCGGTTCAACGAATCCCGAACTTAATCCAATTGCAATACAGTTGTTGATCCATACATCTTTATACACGCCAGGTTTAAAATCAAATACTCTAGGAAAGTCTGGTTCAAATCCAAGATATTCTTTAATCTCTTGTTTTATGGCATCGTCTGATACTACTCTAGAGTCAAATACATATCCGCACCCAAATCTACCTTGTACAGGAATTTTCCACATCCACCCATACTTCATAGCAATAGCTTCAGTGTATGGCGGAATTTCTTGATTATCATGCTCAATAAAAAACGGTATGGCTCTATTTACGGGCAGACTGTTTTGATAATCGATCCATTCAGATTTGTAGAAATCACCAATGATAAGCCTCTTGAATCCTGTACAATCAAATACAAATGTTGTTTCGCATGCACTGCCTGATTTTAATTGAAGCTCAGAGATATCACCTTTTTTATTCGTAATGATTTCTACAACTTCGTCGTCGATCAAATCAATTCCTCGTTCAATGCCTACGCTTTGTAGATACTGTGCTAGCAGATTAGCATCAAAATGCAATGCACTTAACCCTAATTCTTCTTGTGTATCGTTGACATATTTTACACGATTATCTTCTGATATAATACTTGTAAATTGCAAATCATTAAAATTTTTATTATCGACAAGTTTGTGAAGATAAAACGGAATCGGATCAAACCGATTTTTTTCTGGATCTGTTTCCTTGCCTAGGTGATCATAGAAGGGGTGGTAATAATGTGTTCCATCGCCATTCCAATTGGAAAACTTTATACCATTCTTAAACGTACCCTTAGCATGTTTAATAACCTGATCGACCGGAATATCAATTTCTTGTAAGAATTTTATAAAATCCCAATTGGTACCTTCGCCTGCACCTAATATTCCTATCTCGTCACTGGCAATTACAGTTACCTTACTGTATGCTATGTTCTTTTTTAAAAAGAGGGCAGTAAGCCACCCAGCAGTTCCGCCGCCTACAACTACAAATTTAATCATTATCGGGCCTGGTTAGTTAGTAGTGCTTTTTCCAAAAGCGTTTTAATATTTTCTACGACAGTATCAAAGCATATTTCGTTTAGATATACCTCGCTCGGTATCACAGTTGCAACATTGTTTAATCCGTCAAAATTAGTGCCATTTCCGTCTCCAAAATAGCAATAGCATTTATAAGCAAGAGTTGTCTCTAATTTCTCTAGACGTGCAGGATCATTGAATTTATAAATTAAAACATTGACAATACCGGGTATCTGTTTAATTTTATCTAGCAACGTTTGCAACATAGGATCCACAGTTGTTTGATCAACGGGTATATGATCTATTCCCATAATAGGAACAAACTGATGTGTTTCAGTATCAATCCAGAAGGATAAAGTATCTGGACATATTACACATCCATTAGCTAGTCCAAGACAACCTATATCGTTGTCAGGATCATTATAGCCGATTGCTTGTTTCAAAAATTCAACATCTGCGCCGCCGTAGTCGACCACCCCAAGATTATATATTGTGTCAGGAACAACAACCTGTATGTCACCAGTCTGTCCTGATTCTGCATTATGTATCTTAAAAGTAAACATAACCGGATTGGTCAGCGTATTAGGAAAAATTAAATCAGCTGCCGGCGGCCCTACAGTAACAGATAAAACAATTCCAGTAAATCCTCTATAGTGATTTATTTGATTTTGTAGTTGTTCTGTTATCACAAACTCTGTCATGTTATACCTCTGTTGCTAGTGTAGGCACGCCATAAATTTCAATGTCATTTACTGTACCAATTTTTTCAGCCACAACCTTGATAGGAATAAACTTTTTCTTGGGTTTATCATTGTGCTCGTATATGGTACCCCAGATGTCTTGACGATCTTTAGGCAAAGTTGGCGAGTTTATCAAGATAGGAATGTAGCCACCGGTCATTTTCTCAAATGCTACAGCAAACAGTGCCACGTTATCGGAATAGGCATTGGCACAGGTAATATCCCAATTTTCTCCATCGAGGTACATGCAACTGCCTTGGCAAAGATGTAAGACAGGGCATTCGCTACATTTGATTTCTGTTGTTCTTGAACTCCAATGTGTTACTGATTTTAATTCAACATTGTCGTAGTCCGATAGATTTCCGCCAAGATGACTTTCGCCATTCTTGCTGGTTTCAATGATACTGACATTCTGACAGGTGACAACATTACCTTTTAAATCCAGTGCAATAGTACCGCTATTGTCCATCCCACATTTTTGTCCAACATATTTAGATTCTCTATGATTAAGAACACCGTTGATAAAATTATCAAGTTTTTGGAATGTCAAGTAAAAATTAATACTGTTTCCTGTACTGTGAATATCATTGAACGCTTGTCGTCGATATGCAAAATGTTCTTCGTGAGTTTGCAAACAGTTGTTTGCGGCCGCATCATCATAAGCATCAATGAATCCACCTTCTCCAATACTGACACTAGGGTCACCAGTTAGCTCTACAAACCAATCATACACTGCCTTGCGACTGGTATTTTTATTGTTCATCATGGAATTAAAACTGATTCGGCCTAGCGGCTTCATTACTTTATAAAATTCTAATATGATTTCTTTTTGTTTTTCATCTTCGAAAGGATCTGGGCCGCGCACAAATTGTCCAGGGCCGTCGTGGCTGATACCTACTCCAAACCCCATGTAATATAACCAAGAACAAATTTCTCTAGTAAGCAATGTTCCGTTAGTTACCATTCCAAAGCTGAGTTTTTTCTCCCAGTGTGCAAATCTTTCCTGGAATGCTTCTGCCAAGGGTTTGAGAGTTTTCCAATACACTAGTGGCTCGCCTCCCCAAAATTCTACCCGTAGGCCGCGCTCTTCCGAAAATTCAAGTACGTCTAATTGGGCCATGAACGCTTCGATATCTTTTTTACTTGTCTCTGGTGGTCGTTCAACAAATCGCTGACTGCAATAATCACATGAATAGTTACAGCTTAGACCAAGCTGGATTTTGATTACATCTATTTCTTTTCCCTTTTTTAGAGGGTTATCTTTTGAGAAAGGCAAGGATTCCGGTGAGTTAAAAGCGCCACCGGGTTTTTGATATTCCCATACAAATCCTGTTTCATCAGAAATTACGTTCGATACGTTATCGTAGTAAAATGTTTTGCGGTCGTCTTTGTTGCCTTTTAATCCAGCAATGATTTCAAATTTCATGTTGTTCCTATTTAAATTATTTTACCAGCAAGCACAAGCGCAGATCCAAGGACATGCACAGTTACAAGCAACAGTATATGTTACTTGATCGCAGTTGAAAGAGCAAGCACAATTACAGTTTCCTTGTAACCAGGCACGAGTATCATCAACAGCACAATTAATTGGAGTTGTAGTGCAGTTTTGGCCGCCAATATTTCCACAAGCAGTAGTTTGACAATTGAGGCAGTTTCCATTATCACAGGCACTGGTTCTAATATTATCAACATAATATGCCCATCCTGTTCCGACGTTTTGTCCTGGCCTGCTCACTGGGTTGGATCTGTAGTGTCCAAGATTAGCATTTGCTACAGCAATAGTACCGCCACTTACTTGATCGGTTACATTTACAGGAGTATAAGATTGAGCGTATGGACGCTCTGCCGGTCTTGTGATTTCGAATACCCAATCAAGGCCGTGTGTTGTGTTTACTGCAACACCGCATTCTGCGTTAATATCGGCAATTGATAAGGAATTAGGAGTTAATGGTAGTGTCATAGTATTCTATATTCTAAACGTATATTTATACTAGCCATTATTGGCTCTCGGAGTAAAATCAACTGTACTCATACCATTTTGTATATTGCTAGCAACGCAGATACGATCCTCATTAGATCTGTTTGCTTCGACCATGTGCATTATGTAAGCTGGAAAAAATACCATTTTTCCTTCAGTTGGCCTGATTCTTTTATAATTTACGCCATGTAGCAGTTTTGGAACTGTATCAAAATGCCAATCCCAATTGACTGCACCCCTTGGGTCTACTAGTAACAAATCACCGCTGTTTTCTGGACTTTTAGCATAATAGGTGGTAATCAATGTTGCATGTGGATGGGCATGTAATCCTAGACTTTCTCCAGGCATGGTACGATTTGCCCAACCATCTAGCAGTACAGGATCGTAAGGATTAAACTCAGGAAAACAATCTCGAACAGTTGCATCCAAGCATTCAAATGTTTTTTCTTTGAGACGTTCTATAGAATACTTGTTGCTTTTCCAGATGTTGTATTGAAGTCCTGTCCTTGCTAACTCAGCTATGTCATTGACTAACACGGTATTGAAATAACTATCAAATCCAGTTTCAACTTCCCACACAGGTGTTGACCAAAATTCATGTTTAACTATATTCATAGCTGACTCCTTCACAGATGAGATTCATCTGAACAACGATAGCAACCGCATAGGCCACTGCATGAGCCTTCTTAAAGTAATATTCATTACCTGTCGGTTTCGTCCACACTTCCTTCATTATCGTAGTCCAATCCTGTCCAATCAGGTGCCTCTTGGCCGGACGGATCATAGCGAGGACCGCACTTAATTGTTCCACGGAAGTAGGGCAAGTCTTCCTTAGTACCATCCCATGCCCGTTCAAATGAAATAACAGATTCACGAAGTCGTCTTGTAAAAGTAAATCCCATAATGGCTCCTGATTCATAAGATTAGTCAAGTGTTCCTCGTTGCGAACACCTTTATAAACATTTACGTTTAAAAAATCTAACTTAAAATATTTACGATCTTCAGCTTCTTTATAATCAAAACTTGCTAAACCTGTAACCGGATTGTACGGAATAGCGTGACAATATACGCCGGTATTGTGTTTTTTAAAAGTACCATTTTCTTCTTTGATAGCCGCAGGTACATGCTTAATTATCTTAAGAGCTTCGGTTCTATCTAAAAAGTCTATATCAATATCCGGCACGTCTAATCTCGTCGTAACTTGGTGCGTAGTTTCCCAAATGCTGTACAGTTATGCCAGCGGCTATGTTAGCAAATAGTATAGCTTTTTGCATGTCTTTTGTCAAGAGAAATTGCAATGTCAATGCTGATAAAAACGTATCACCTGCTCCGCATACATCGCTAACCTCTACCTTTGTTGCTGGATATATTTCATTGTTAAACAATGTGCCACGGCTACCCAAAGTAACAATTAATCCAGAGCAAGTGGTGACAAGTTTGCTATACTCTAGCTCGTTTACTTTGACCCACGCACCTTCGAATTGTGTCAGATCGGTCTTTTTGGTATCAATAAACACAGGGCCTTTAAAGGTCTGTATTATATTTTTTACCATATCGTAGCTCACAGTTCCTTTATTATAATCACTGATTACCACAGCATCATATATTGCCGGAATCTCTGTATTAAAACTGATAGGCGATGACATTTGATCATTGTCGATTCTCACAATGTGTTGTTTGCTACGCAGATCAATTAGTCTAGTCTTGACACTGGTATCGCCGCATAGATAGCTAACTTCACATCCTAGATTTTCTAAATTGGATTTGACATTACGTGCCATTCCTCCAATTTCTTCTTTATGGCTATATTTGAATACAGGGACAGGCGCTTCGGGACTAATTCTATCTATAGTACCGTACTGATAAACATCAAGACAATCATCCCCGATTAATAATATTTTCAATGATTTTTGTTGTTGAGTATTCGTCGATTCTGTCATACCAAAAGATCTCTTTTACATATTTTTCTGCCACTACGCTCTTACCTTTCCAATCACTACCTTTGACCATAATGTCTGGCTGATAGAGTTGGAGTATTTCTATTAGTTCTTCTTGACTATCAAAAAATTCTACAATATCAACAGACTTAAGATTTTGTAGCATTACCTTACGAAAGTTTTGATCATTGATCGGACGCTTATCACCTTTGAGCTCTTTAACACGGCGGTCTGTATCGATGCATACAATAAGATAGTTGCCTAAACTGCGAGCCGTGTTTAGCATAGCAACGTGCCCTGGATGGAGAATATCAAATGTACCATTAACTACTACAGTGGTCATGGATAATACTTTCTTAGTTTTGTAACATCTGCACAGGTGTATTTCTGATACTGTGATTTAACATCTTCGGGCATAGGAATATATTCGATACGGGCATTGTATTTGTCTGCGATCGTTCTTGCAACTGCTTCAAAAGAAGTGGCTTGTCCTGTTCCTACATTCCATAATCCTGATTCGTCAACAGTAAGGAATTTTTTATGTACATCGACAACTGTTTCTACTGGTACAAAATCTCTTAGATAGTTTTCACTGCCTTCGAACAATTTAATAACACCAGTTTCCTGTGCTTGTTTTTCAAACTTATGATACGGGCTTGCTTGATCGCCTTTGTGATCTTCATGAGGTCCGAATACATTAAAATATCTAAATCCTTGTACACGAATACCATCAAACTTTTGCGAACCTGCATTACGATCAAATAGATATTTGCTCCATGCATAAGGACTACGTGGATCAACAGGAGCATCTTCTCTAAAGTTGGTATTCAGGCCGTATACACTTGCAGAACTAGCATATTGCAAATTAACCTTTTCAACCTGACAGGCTATCAATAACATACAACTAAAATCGTGATTATGACGCATGACTTTTTCTACGTTGCGCTCAGTGGTGCTACTGATTGCACCAAGATGAATAACCCAGTCCAATCCCTCAAACTCAGGAGGCTCTTCTCCTATTTCGTAGGTGGTTACAGTATGCTCATCTTTTAGAGCATTGACCATGTTTTGCCCAATAAATCCTTTATAGCCTGTTACTAAAATTTTCATTTTTGACTGTCACCTTTTGCAACACGATAGTTATCTTCGACACTATCAGGAGTACTTACTTCAATAATAGTGCCTGCTTCTTGACAAATAATTTGATGAGGCTTGCATGGTTCATTGTGCCATACATCACCGGGTTTAAGATATGTGGTATATTCGTCGGCAGTTTTTGTGTCAATCCACTTGACAAAAAATAAACCATCTAACACATACCATGTTTCTTCTTTGAACTGATGAAAGTGCATACTGAATTTTGCACCTGTATTAAACTTCATCAGCTTGCCGCAATACTTGTCGTTGGTTGCCCAGATATTTTCTGAGCCCCATCCTTTTTCTACAAATCCATCTAATCTTGTCATACTTTTGTAACCTCTACTCCGGACTTTTCAAGGAACCGGATTCCTGCATCATCTCTATAGTTTTCATTATAGTATACACTACTAATACCTGACTGGGCAATGAGTTTGGCACATTCCATACAAGGGCTGTGAGTAACAAATATAGTAGACCCAATCCCACTGTTACTAGACTTCGCCAGTTTTGCAATAGCGTTTGATTCAGCATGTAATACCTCTGGTTTAGTTTTAAGTTTAACCCAATTGCCATTTTCTGTACGAGAGTAGCCCAACGATATCATATCGGTGCCCATGGATTCTTCGTCTAATACAAAAACGGTATTTTCACAATCATTATCCCATCCAGACGGCATTCCGTTATAGCCATAGCTAATAACAGTATCTTCCTTGACTATAACTGCACCAACGTGTAATCTACGTGCATGACTGAGCTCAGCGCAACGTTTAGCCCAATCCATATATAGGTCGATAAATTTTTGTTTCACTCTGATGGCATCTCTCTAAATCTTGCTAAGAAACTCTCTACATAGCAACTATATTCTGTTCCGTCTTTTGCTTTAACATAGTATACCCAAACATGATCGTCAGTGTACACCACATCAATAACACGAAATTTTTCCATGCTATCTCCAGCCCATACGCTACCTGCTTTTGGTAACTTGGAAGGTTTTGTTGCTTCTATTCTATCATCTGTTGTAAATGTTGTCATTTTGCCCACCACTCCTCATAAGGAAATTCGATCCATACATCGTTTTCTGTTTTGTTAACTTCTAACCCAACGTAGTCCATTTTGACATTACATTTGCTAGCCAAGTTGTCTACAATTACTGCAAATCGTACATTATGTCCCCAGACATGATTCCATCTTTCGTCATTTGGCAAACATCCACTGCGCCAATCTTCCATTAGCCAATTCAGTGTTGCACCAGTATCATTGATATCATCAACTACGAGAATATTTTTTGCGGCAGGCTCGCCGAGTCCACCACGATATCCGTATGCTTCTTCCGCCATCCATAAATTGCTTTCTGGTCCAAGTTCGTCATTCTCCCGTAGGCTGATTTTTAATGTCTGACAAGGAATATCAAAGTACTGACTAATCATTACAGCAGGCAACAATCCGCCTCTTGTAATTCCAACAATGTAGTCAGGTGTCCATCCACTTGCAGAAATGTCTCTGCAGATGCTTTGTACCATGCCTTTATATTCAGTATAATCAATCTTTAATTTTTTCATAACTCTCCACTTTCTGCTAATTTTAACATTAGGCTATATTGTTCATACGCTTTTTTTACTGCTGGGTATTTGTTTTTCAAATACTTTTCTCTTTCTTTTTGTTCCATTATAACCTCAAACATTCGGTAATGTCCTTGGTTCTTCATGTGATTAAACACTTCGGCTTGAAAGCCTGCAATACGTTCTAGTTCACTTTCTGCAATTTCTACAGTATACAAAGGTTCGCTATCATAGACAATATCTTCATAAACTCGATTAAAATCCATAGGATCTTTAAAATAATTTATGTTAACCTTATGATAACGACTGGCTCGCTTGTTTGTATCGAGCACACGAATGCTATGGTAATTACAAAACTCTTTTATATTTTCTGTACTCATTGTATACCTGCTTCATGACAAATTTCTTTGACTAGTGCAATATCAGCCGGCACTTCTTTGAATTTCTTCAACCAAAACGGCACATCAAACGCCGGCGAAATTAGATCCAACTGTTCGTCGTTCATGCTTTGAACCATCTTTTTGCCTGACTTGGTATTGAGTATGACCCATGGGCTAATATTTCCGTTTCTAATATCTGAAACTGCTTTGTTCAAACTGGCATACAAAAAGTATTGTGCAAAATTTGCACTATGCTCGTCTCCCCATTCCATCATGGTTTGTAGGCTACGTTGCACTGCACCCTCTACAGGTTCTATCTTTATCATTTCGTAAAGATAAGTTTCATACAGTTCATCTCTGCACCACTGATCTAATTTAACACCGCTTTTGATGACATAGTCTACAAATTTATCAGGGTATATAGGATTAACATTGTTAATAAAAGATCCAAACTTAACAAAAGCGTTATAGTATGCTGTATCACAGAATTCATCATAAGTTTTAAGTTTCTTTCCACCTTGGGCCAACTGCCAGAATCTATTAAAAGCCATGTAACCTGCCTGCACACGTTTCTCAGTCTTTTGCATTGCTCTACGTTTGCGTTCGCACATGTGAGCATACAGAGTTTTTTCTTTCATAAAACTCTTACCACAATGCACACAATTGAAAGGCTGATCTACCAATGCTATCATGTTTTTAACCAACAAAAGTACCGTTAATTTTTCTTGCTATTTCGCTGGCAAAAAGCACACGGTTGTCTTGAGTGGCAAAATCTCCCTCAAGATAAAAACGTGTTCCTCGGTTGGATTCGTTTTCTAAAAATACTCGGCCATCTGCATCGATAGCCACAGTCCAAAAATTGTTCATTCGTATTCCTTTCTTTGTTTTTTATCAAAGCCCATCTTGTCAAACAACTCCTCGATATCTTGTTTATCCATTAAACTGGCCAGCAGTTTAATTTCATCAAATTTCATTGTAGGATTTAATTCGGCGATCAGCTTTTCTATTTTATTTGTTTTTTCTCTTTTGCCGCTGGCAAGATATGGATGATATGCATTTACTCCAGTACCAGTTGACGCAAATAATTTCCAAAGCAGAGCCTTATGACCTTTGCTTAACGACCAGTGATTTTTGTTTACTAGTTCATTGGTCATTTCGAGATACCATTCTTGTACATCTCTATCTCCTTGCACACTTGCGGTATAACGCATTAGAATGTAAGGGCTAAATGCTTTCTTTTCGTCTTCCGTTAGATTATCATAGAAGTTATGATTTCTTTGATCTACTGCGGATAGTTCACGTTTAATATCAAGTTTTGCTGTCGCCATATTCTTTGCTCAAGTAATATAATATTTTAACACGTTCTAGTGCCTCATGTAAAGAGGAATTAGTTTCAGCCGCCTGTGCTATTGCAACTAATTCACCAACTTTTCTTACCGGCATTCCAAGAAAAGTATCCTCGGGTCCTTTGCCTAAATCCCAACCTATCGGTTTTCTTGTACTAGGGTCTGATCCGAATTCTCTAGAGTAGGTAACGCCATCGGCTCTTTCGTATATGTAAGTTGCTCCAGGTTTAAGACTTCCCATATTACCAACACTTGGTATAATCTACGATTTCACTTTGTCGACTAACTTCTTTGACAAAGAAAGCACAGATCGGTTTAGGACCAGGATGCAACGGAGTACACAATAATTGTCCACTTCTCATTTTGGGAAAATACCACTTAACATCCTGATATACATCAATGATGTCAATGTCTAAAAATTCTGGTCTAAACCCACTTAGCGGATTAAAGCAGAATGTCCTAAACCCGCGATCATTAAGACTAGTTAATGGTAATACCTCCATGTCTGGGCCTTCTGGATCTCCAACAATAGTACACCAATCTAGTGGCATAGTTAGTTCGTAGGGTCCGATCTTAAGTGCTACCGCTGGACCTGTAAAGCTCTCAAGAAATATAAGAGGAATAAAGAAATGGTCTGGATTTTGATTGTCGCTGTTATCTAATACAGCAAATCGTAAATCATCATCTATCTCCTCTGGTAGCTCATTGAGAAAAAATGTTTTGTCTTCTAATGTTAAAATTTGCATTATTGATATTTTACCTTTGTAATTGTGAACGGATACTTAGCATCTTTGTAAAAACGTTTACGTTCTGTCAAGTGCCGTTTTGCGTATTTTGTGCTGGCTGTAAGATCCCAAATCTCTACATGATCCTTGTCGTCTGCTTTTCTAATGCCTCGCCCAATACTTTGTATAACGCGGACAAAGCTCTTTCCGGGTTCAAGAAGAACCAGATTAAAAATACGGGGGATATTAATACCCACAGCGGCCACACCGTAAGTCGCCACAATAATCTTGTTAGTACTAGTTTTAACTTCATCGTATTCTTCTTTTCTATCTTTGGTTTTTACTTCGCCTGAAATAAAAACAGCATCTTCTAATTCGTTTGTTAAAAATTTTCCAGACTCAATTCTGCCAACTAGAACCAAGGTATTTCCATTTTCTGCAATATTTTTAATTTGGTTGGCCAAATATACCATGCGTGTTTCGTCAGTTACTAGGAATTTAAGTTCTTCGGCATATCCGCTAAACTCTTTCCATTCAGCAGTCTGAATAATGTTCACATGACAGTTGCTGAGTACGCCAGATTCTTGTAATTCATGTGCCGCGACTCTGTTAACAACTTCACCTAAACTGCATCGTAAGCTCTGAAATTCAAAATCATCTTTAGGAACAGTACCTGTTAGACCCCAACGAATTGGCGTAGCGGCTAGATTGCGTGTTAATAGATTTTTAAGTACTTCTGCCTTGGCCATGTGTACTTCGTCTACCATAACGCACTGTACATTGTCCAGCAATATTTCTAATTTTGCACAGGCCGCTTCGTCGTATTGTTTAGAGTTTTTATCTAAAACATTTAAACTTTGCCAAGTGCAGATAGTGTGTGTTTTATCAAGATTTTTTCTATCTCCGTAGTAGACTCCGACATCAAGGCCGCAGTTAATAAAATCTTCTTCTGTCTGTTCGACAAGACTTTTGTTCGGGACAATAGTGACTGTTCTTCCATATTTTTCACAGATTTTTGCCAGTGTTGCTGTTGTAATTGTTTTGCCAAACCCTGTGGCAATTTCTTGGATACACTGAGGATTTTCAAGGAACTTGTTTACAACTTCAACTTGATCATCTCGCAGTCTAATTTTTTCACCTGCTCGCAAGTGTCCTTTTGGCCATGTTTGATCACCCCAAAAATCGTCAGAAATTTCGGGAAAATCCAAGGCAATAGGACTACGTTGGTCTTCTAGTTCGATATAGTAATTTTGATTTTCGAGATACTCAAGCACCTGCGGTAACATACTCATGTAGGTAGTTCCGCCAAGACCAAAATAACTTACTGTTCCGTCCCAACGACCCAATTTAAAGGCTGGTCTAAAGCGAGCAGTGGGGTCTTCAAACTTGAATTTTTTAACCAAAGCCTTGCGTGTATCAAGACTTAAATTTTCTATCTTAACATTAACTTCATCTTTGATAATAACTTTACACGTTGCCAAAATTCATTTCCTTGTTAGGTCGTTGTTCGCAATAATATATTAAATTTGGACAATTTTTCGTAAAATCTCGGATGGTATAATGCATATTATGTAATCCCATACTGATAACACAATTGAAATGTGTTTTTGATGCTAATACAGGTTTAGGCATTTTTTGACTTACAAAAACAAAACGAGTTTTTTCAGAAATAGGATTATTCAAATGATTGCTTTTAACAAAACTGTTAAATTCTCCACCATTATCGCTGGGCAATCTGAACATAACTGAAATTTCCTCATCAGTTACATTTTGTTCTTTTAAAAATTCATATGCCAATTTAGTTTTACTCAATTCAGATCCGCCGGGTACAATAAACAACACAGGCTCTAAGTATTGTACTATATCTCGAAGCAGATTCATAGAGGTCGATGTGGAATCTATGTGGAATTTTTCACTGGCATCGGTGTTTATAAATTTTTTAACGATCGAGTCAATTGAGTCTGATTGTATAAATGTATTGATGCTATCATCCCAGGTATCGATACCATATTTCCTGGCCTCAAAGACTGCTTCCAAGATATCGGTGGTTTCAAGCTCGGGTATATACTTGGAAATATTCACTAATTTTGGGGTATTTTCCTCAAGAATTAACATTGGAAAAAATGTTTCCATTTTTTCCATGACCTGGGCAATTTGATTTTTGTAAACTTTAAAATTTTCATCAATTTCAAAATTTTCATTCTCGGCCAACGACAATGCCAACTTGATATTGGTTTCGTGCAGGCTAAAAAACCAGGCTTTTTTGTCTTTATCCCAGGCCACTAGTGCATCTTTGTCGCGAAGCTCTCTGATGCGCTTTACCAGGTCTTCATTGTATGGGAATTCTATCTTGATGGCCTTGACCCATGTTGAGTGATCCTCAATCGAAATGCGTTTAGATGGTAGCGTAGAATTACGCAACGGCATTTTGAACAAGGGATTGTCAAGATACTGTGTAATATCCTGACGTAGATGAGTACTAATCTGAGTACTGTATCGTTTCAATAGTTTGATAGCCAACTGGCTTTGTTTTTCTGTATAACCGCTAGAATTGACATGAGTTTGAAAATTTAAACTCTGCACTACTGCTTGGTCAAATCTGTTGATCTTTCCAACTAACTCAAGTGTGTGTAAAATGTCTTCAATATACATGTTATAACGATATGTCTTCAAGGCCTGCGGCCCGGAGTTTAATAATATTGCTCAGTTGCCATTGTTTGATGTCAAGGGCCTTTACAATGCCTAACCATTGGTTTCGAAGCATGGCAAATTCGTTGATAATTTTTTCCATATCGACTACATCTGCTTCGCCTTCGACGTATTTTTCACAGTCTCTACTACTCAACACACGTTGATAGTTTTCTAGATATTTTTTGAATGCTTTAGACCGTATTCGTCTCAGCTCGATGTTAAGATATTCAAGGACAGCCTCAATTTCTTGAAGCTGGTTGAATCTGTGCTCTACAATGCCAGGTAAAGCCGCCGAGGCTTTTTCCACGTTTCCGTAGATTTTAACCTCGGCCCTGGCTTGGTCTAGTTCATTATAAAAATGATCAAGACACTGCGGAAGATGTGCTATGTCTTTGCTGACTTTCGCATACCAAGACATTAATAATCCTCGTCTTCGTATCCGTAGTCTTCATCGTCTTCTTCATCTTCCTCTTTGTTCTCGCCAACTACTAATTCAATTGCGTGATCAAGGCTAGGATCGTAACCCATTAATCCTTCAAGGACTGACAGCTCAACATCTTTGCCGACTAAAAAGTCAACATAGTGGCTTGCGGCTGTGTCACGATTCTTTTCAGGAATATATTCCTTAAAGACATCCCATGTTTCGATAATTAAACTTTCTTCCATTACTCTTCCTCTGTATCTTCTGGTATTGTAGTTAATGTTGCGGCAATACTGCTATCCCATTCTTGCATAATCATTCGAAGTTTGTCTTCTGTCCAATGTTTACGGAATTCCGCAATAATTTCTCCAGTAGTTTTGCTAGTATATGCCAACTTGTTACCTACTTTAGATAATACACCCATCTTCTCGAACATGTCAACCAGACCCGATGTAGGAGCCATACCAGTTGAATAAGGAATTTCAACAGAAACTTCTTCAAACGGTTTAGCATAACGTGTCTTCATGATTTTACATTTAGAACGAATACCTAATACGTCTGTGACCTTGTTACCATCGGCATCAGTTTTCAGTTTAAGTTTTTTCATAGCAACTACGATACTACTTGCATAGACAAATCCTTGTCCACCTGAAATCTTATCATCTGGATCAAACATATCTTGGCTTGCGTATGTGTGATTTGTACAAACCAACCCCACATTCCAAGAACCAAACATGTTTACAGAGTTACGAACAAGACTTGTAAGTGCTTTAGGCTTACGGCCCATGTCACCTTTCATTTCGCCTGCTTCGAACTGATTAACGTCTGTTGGTGTCAGCAACATACCCAATGAATCAATTACAAACAATACTTTGACACGTTCTTCTTCGGGCATGAGCTTGTACTCTTTCATGAATTCTGAAATAGTTTTAGCTACATCATCAATCATGGCCATGTTAAGTTTTAACAACTTTTCTGCACTAGTATCAACTCCCAAATCTAGTAACCATTTTTCATCTAGAGCATTTTCACTATCAACTAGGATAACAAAAATTCCTTGCTCTTGTGCATGACGAATGATATTGCCTGAGCAAATATAACTCTTTCCTGCACCGCTTTCACCTGCAAATACCGTAACTTTACCAAGAGGTACTCCTTTAAAGAAGTCCCCGCTGATAAGATAGTTTAGGGCATAATTGCCTGTGCTGATCCAGTCCGTTGGATCATTGAAGCCTATACCAAGTCCATCAATAGACTTGGTGATAGACTTACGGAACTTCGAAATATCGAAGGCTTTTCCCATAGTCTATCTCCCAGTTTATTGTTGTTGACGTTTGCGGATCATAGCAATGATATCTGCGGCACGGTTGCCTGCATCACCATTTGCTGATTCTTCCTTGACTACGGTCTTGGCTGGTACGTCAGCTTCGAACGGTGCATCATCTTCATCTGCCGCTGGTGCAGATGCTTTTGGTGCTGGTGCCGGAACTGCGGTGGTGCGTGGAGCACTACCTGTACTTTGACCGCTACCGCCCATGCCTGCCGGCTTGTAGTATTGACCCCAACGATCCATGTCAAATGCTTCACCGTCTACTGACGCTTCAAACATTTCCTTGATAACTTTGAGTTCAACATCAGTTGGCTTCTTAGGCAAGAAGTCGCTTAGTTTGAACAAACCAAATTGTTCAATTGCGGCGTTTTCTTCTGCGCTCAGAGCACGTTCACGACGTCCCCAATTAGAAGTACTGTAGTCAGCATAACCACCTTTTGAAGTTTTGGTGATTTTAAAATCCAAACCACGAACATAGTCTGTTGGCAATTCTTCAATTTCACTATCCATCAAAGCGTTCTTAACAATGTTAAAAATCTGACTTCCAATGATAAATCTACGAATTGGATTTTCTGGAGTTTTGTCTTCTTGTAGTTTGCTGTCAACCACAAAACCTTGGAAAAGGTAAGACTTCTTCTTCCAATACTTACGACCCATATCTTCCAAACTCTTGTCCTTGAACCAAGGACGAACCTCAGTAAGAATTGGACAAGTCTCGTTCCACATTTCCATGCAAGGAACTTGCACAGTCACAGGCTTAGAGTTAGTTTCGCCTTTGACACCGGCAAAAGGCAATTTGATCATTGCTCTTTCAATCCAGAAAAAAGTGTTGTTTGGATCACCGTCAGGAAGGAAACGTACTGTTGCGTTAGTACCTTCTGCGATATTCCAATGGGGGTAAATTGCGTTGTCTCCACCGAAGTTGGTGGAATTTGATTGTGCGCTGTTTTGAAGTTTAGCGCGGATTTCTGCCAAAGTTGCCATAATAATCTCCTTGATAATGTGCCTTTGTTATGCCATTTCTTAAAGCCTACTGACTAAAAGAAAAACTGTGCATAGAGTTAACTATACACAGTTTTATTTATCACGTCAAGTATTATATTTGTTTATTTTGATTTATTTTGCCAAACCTGCCAACTTCAACATACTTTCCATTTCAATGCTTTCTGATCTAGGAACGCCGCCTTTGTCTAGGTAATCGGCACGATCTTTATAACTACCGCGTTCTACATCTTTATCATGCGGAGCAAGTTCCTTTTTCTTTTGTGGATCGGTAACATGCTTGGATGGGTGCCAATTGTCTTTTTCTTCTGCTGGCATAATATTAGTTGTTTCTGCGCCTATTTCGTTTACTGGTTTTCCATAAGTTTCAACTTTTTGTTTAATATTGCCTACTAGTTCTTTGAGCCTATTAATAGATAGTCCGTCTCCTTCTGGTGCAGGTCCTGGAATTGATCCATGACGCTCTTGCCATTGTTGGGTAAGTTTTTCCATGAACTTCTTAGAAATTGCTTCTGCCTGTTCGCCCGCTTCCTCGCCGTATTTTTCTGCGATTTGTTTTTTAATATCGATGGCTATGCCTTCATTGCTGTGGAATGGCCCAACGCTCTCGTTGTCAGCGTTGTAAAATTGTTTTACCATTTCAGCGATTTCGCGGATCATATCTTTTGGATTGTTGCCTTCTGACATGCCTAATTCTGCCTTGCGCTTTGCTAACCCTGCTTTACTACTTAGGTTACGCTCGTCGTCTTTTTCCAAATCTTTGTGTGTTGTTCTCCAACTATCATCACCATGATCTGATTTTTGTTTACGTAGATACGCAGGAACATCAACTTTCTTCGGCTCTTCTGCAACAGGTTCTTCTTCTGGTGCTGGTTCTTCTTCTGACGAGGTAGTATCGCTAATGCCAAGAGCTGGCAATAGTTCTGGATAGCTGTCTTTGGCCCAGGCCTGGAATACCTGCATTGGATCTGTACTAGCATCAATACCAGCCATGTCTTTTAATTTTTGTTCTAGGTCGCGATCTTCGATTCCAAACTGATTAAAGAAATCATAAGCATTTGCGCCGTCATTTTCTAAATTTAATTCGCCCGGTTGTAATTGTGAAACTGCTTGTTTTAAACCATGTACTTGATCAGGAGTTAATTTATGTTGTTCAACAGCATCTGCCCATTCTGCAAAATAATCAATGCTTTCTGCAGGAGACTTTTGATTGCTAGAAAATAAACTATCAATTAATTTTTTGCCGCCATATATAACAGCCAGTACAATACCAATTGGTAGAGCATATTTGATAGCCATTTCAACTAAAGATGGTAGCATTGATCCAGCACCCGAAATTGCTCCACCGGCAAGTTCTTTTATTCTTGCCATTAGTGATTCAGGATCGTGGAATACCTCGCCTGCTTTGTTTTCGTCACCACCAAATAATTGTTTCTTAACTGTATCATATGCATCCCATATTGCCATACCGCTAGCAATAGGAACTGCATTTTTAGCCGCAACATCTGCCGCACCTTTGGCAACTTGTCCAACTGCTGGCGCTGCCGCTTTGGCCGCATTGCCAACTCCTGTTGCAGCCGTTTTTGCGGCGCTACCTACTGCTTGTCCTACTGCCGGTGCGGCCGCACGTCCTGCCGCAATAGTACGAGCTAACACTGGTCCAAGTGCCATTAGTCCACGTGCGCCAGCGGCTATTAGTGGTGCAATAAATTCTTGTACTTGATCTTCTTTCATTCCGTGTACTGCACAACTTTCTTCACCGGTGTTGTCACATGTACACTTTTCGTCGCTAGCTTCTTTAACATAACTTTCTAAATCAATAGTGTTTGTTTCACTCATGATGCTATGTATTAAAGGAAAGAATTTTGAAATTTCTTCTTTAAAATTTGTCTCAGTAAATTTCTGTTTGTATTGTTCCATGGTAACATCATCTAGCACAGTGTCACCGGCGTCAGTGCCTGTAAATGTTTCCATCCAACTTTCATAATGATGACGCTTACTTAGAGCGGCAACTTGAGATTTGAGTTCTTGTAGTCGTTCATTTGTTCTTTGTACAATACCAGTTGCATCATCATGTAATGTTGCAGAACGCACATGACGACCAAATTCTTGCAATTGAGCAATTTGCTCACTCATGTTCATGATTGCTTTTCCGGCTGGATCGTGTGGAACGCCACCGTGATCCACGTGTTGTGCCATAGCAAATGCGCCGGCCGGATGAATGAACGGATATTTGAATCGTTCGCCATCTTGGTTTTGAATAAAGATTGCTTTGATCTTTTTAGGCTGACTACGAGCGCCTGCATATAGTTCATCAACTGCTTCGTTATGTCTTACAATAACTTCTGTTCGGCCGGCTACTGCACGGCTGGTTTTTTTGGTGCTCTTAGGGCTCCATCTGGATTCATTCATACTCATTGCTTGTTCCTTTGAACTTTTAGTGGCCAAATATTGAAAATCATTTTTGTCGAGATTGTCTTTGGCAATATCTCTTGTGTCAAATCTCAATAGTCTACGCATAGCAAACAAACGCATTTCTCTTAAGAAATTGTACCACATTTTTTTGGCCATGTCATCTTGGTTTTCTGTGATTCCTTGGCTGTAATATACTTTTAAACTGCCTGTATCGTTTAGGCTGATGCTAACACGACCTAAATTTGTGCCTTCATTAACAAAATCAAAATCAAAGAAACGTGCTTCGGATGGATCAATTGTGACCGCTCCTGTTTCGTCACCCATTTCCAAATTTTGGAAACGGCTACGCACTTTGTCAAAAACGTCTTGGCTAATAATTTGTATTGGGCTCATAATTGTTATTTAGTTAAAACTGCTGATGTAGATGGGCATAGGCATGACTAAATCTTCAACGTTTTCTTCACGCATTTTATCATATATGGCAGGGTCCCAGTCTTGTAGCATGCTTACCATGCGTACTACTAGCAATAAACTACTTACCAAGTCATCGTGACTGCCTGTTTTTCCTTCAAAACTAACGCCTTTTGCTACAAAGGTTTTTAGCTCACTGATCAAACTCTTGCTGTTTAGTGTCAATTTTTTATTTTCAATTAACTGTTTCAACTTAGCGCAAGCGGCAATTTTACTGGTGTTAGTGGTATTGAATCCTTTGCGGAATCTACGTACATGGCCGCGCTTTACAGGTTCACTCAAAAATAATCCCGGGATGCTGGCTTCATCAAGTTCGGCGATGGCAACCAATGCGGCTTCGCCAATGGTGTTATTTTCAACACTGTAATAAATGCTAGAAGCACTTCCTTTTGCTGTACACTCGTCGTCTATGTACTTGCAAATGTCTCGTAACACACGGGCTTGCCCTTGTACAGGTGTAAGATTATGATGCCATTCTCCTACTTGTTCTAGTTTTGGTAATTCTAATATTTGCAGTGCGGCTGGGTCTCCACCTGTTCCTAGACTAGGATCAAGGGCAATGATATAGGTGCTTGCAGGATTGATTTTTTTATACCAACGAACTTGTCCCATTTTTATGATTGGCTCAATACCTTCCATATCAAACAACGTCATGCTGTTAATCAATGTTTCGTCAAAGATCAAAAATTTACATTCGTGTTCTCGTTCAAACCGTTCAACACCCACACGTGACATTTCTTCATTCTTCCATTTTTCATCACGATCCGGATGTTGGCTCCAGATTGCCATGTATGGATAAAAACCGTTTTTACCTAACAAGGTAGTGTTACCATATTCGTCAACACGTTTGTTGGCTTCTTTCCAAATTTGTGAGAATTGATCTTCGTCACTGTTTGGAGTACTTGTAATAATTGCCTTACCACCAGTTGCTAGTGTAGGCGAAATACTAGTCCAAAACTCTACAGCAATATTAGGTTCTACGTAGGCAAACTCGTCGCAGTATAGTAGAGATATAGACATACCTCGACCTGTTGTTTCTGTTGTTGTTTGCGATACTATGCGACTTCCGTTGTCAAATTCGATACTTTGTTTATTATAACTAGTAACACCACAACGAACATGATCAGGACACAGCTCGTATGCGTAACGTAGTCGTTGCATAATTTCCTGAGCACCTGTATATTTGTGCGCGGCAATTAATATAGTGCTGTCTGGCACAAACATTGCATACCATAACAAATAACCAACAGCAGTTGTAGTTTTACCCATCTGTCGTCCGAGCATGTTTACGCTAAAACGGCTATCGTGATAACTTTCTAATAATTCATTTTGATACGAAAATGCGTGG